GTAGGAAGTGCGTTATCATTGGCACAACCTTGTAAACCCCCAATTAAGATGGATCTGAAAGGAGGTGCAACAAATGACAAAGGAAAACAAAAAAAAGAAATGATAGAGATACCACAAAATAAGGAGCAGGTCACCAAACAAATTTTAATGAACACATGCCAGAACTCAAAACCTGATTACCACACTCTCTTAGAGGCAAACGATTGCACAAAAAAAGCAATATGCGTAAACAAAGATGTATACAACAAATTCAATTTCCACCCTTTTGAAATGGAAAAGGGAGAAACAATCAAATTTGCTGAAAAATATAAGCATCTAACAACAACTCTTGACCACAAAGAAATAGTCAGACAATACCCCTGCGACGTGCACAAAAGCAAACCTCACCTCTACAGCATACTACCTAAACCGCTACACAATACTGAAAATTGGAACACAATATCTTATAGCGAATGCATAGCTAACTCTTTAACCACGGCAAAACGCGCTCTAGAACAACCACCCAAATGGCACCCAACATTAGCCAGCGATTTCACGAAATTCTGTGACGATATATATTTACCCAAAATTTATGAAGCCATAGATGATTTCAAATACGACACGACAAAATGGTTTAACACTCTAAGTTACACCCAACAGCAAGAAGTAAAACCAATACTGCTAGAACAACAAATCATAATAGACAAACCAACGATATCTACCAATTTCATGAAAGATGAAAAACAAACGTTTGGTGAGAAGTTAAGACAGGTCTATGGGCCTGCCGCAGTAGACAAATGGATATTGGGGCCAGTGATAAACAGTTTGGAAGGTTATTTATCCCAAACGCTAGAAGGATGGGGCATAGGTCAGACCTTCGAAGATAAAGAAAGATGGTTAAACACATGCGAAGAAGAAGGATTCACTAGACAAGCTACCATGGATATAAGCGGACTAGATAAGAGTCACAATGAAGCTAATAGATACCCTTTTGTTAAGATATTTGAACACCTATTGAACAAAAACAAAATACACCATGTTGATGAAAACATATTTAGACAAACTATAATGCGAAAAGACTACACTCAACTTTACCAAACCTCTATAAAAGGAAGGGAAGAGGCCGAATTACTATGCACTATTTCTACCAGGAATAAGATGCCCTCAGGAGTAGCTTACACCACAATGCTTAACACAATAATAATGGATGCCCTCCACCAATACGCCAGCTACATATCAGGAGTCCCTATAAAAAGCAAAAGCCAAGGGGATGATTGTTG